GCGAATGCGCAGTTGTAAATTCTATTTGGTGAAATTTCAATTGGTTTACCAGCAAACTGCATTGAACGCATTGATGGTAATACCTTTTTATCATACACGAATTTGTAGTTCTCTTTAATTTCTTTTTTTAAGGTTGGATACTTCTTAATATGCATTTCCATATTACGAGTCACCAATTCTTCCCATGTTTCTCTTCTGTTTAGTTCCGGCACATACTTTGCATACTTCATATACACTGTGATATCCGATAAAATTCGTGTTGAAATGTCCATAATTCTTTTTGATTAAATTGTTTAGTGTATTTTTTTCAGGAAAATCCCAAAATAAAAAAATAAATATGGGTTGCCTGACTAAACAATACAAGCTTGTGGATAAAAAATCCACTTTTCTTAAAATATTTTTGAATGTTAAAATAAGTGTCTATTATAACATATGAAAGGGGAGAGTTACTCCCCTATCATTATGATGCCTTCTGCTCTTCTGTTGAAGCTTTCTTATAGGCTGTTACTAACTTCTTCAACTCACCAATTGCTTTTCTTGCTCTTGATTTGTTTACTTTTTTAGTACCATTGTGCTCAGTTTCAAAAGTTACAAATAAACCTTTGATTTGTTCGAATAATTCTTGACTTGTTTGTGCCATAGTTTTTGTTTTTTAATTGTTATCCTAATCCTGTAACCATTTGCGGTTTGTTTCCAACCGGCATAGTTTCTACATATTTTTTATGTAATAACTGTCTTTCTATTTCTACACCATTCGCACTTGCTTTTTGTGCCAATACTCCATCGGCTGATGTTGCAGTATATACATCCAAAATACCATGTGTGGTGTCCATTTTTGCGGGGAAGGTGATTCCATCTTGTCCAAAACGATTTTTCATTACGTGCACCCTTGCAGTATTGCTCAGTTTATCTTTAGCTTTTCGGCTTAAACTCATAATGAAATCGGCGTTCATTACTTTAGCATATGAATCTGCAATCTTATCTGCTTCAATAACTTCCGAATCAATTGCTGAACGATTAGTTTGTGATGCTGTCCAAATTGGAATTCCTAACTCACCACTCATTCCTCTCAAATCAATATACACACCACCTTGCTCAGCGTATGTACTATCGGTTTTGTTTGAGTGTGATAATAATAGGTCAGCGTAATCTATAATTATAAGGTCAGGTTTATTACCTGCCGCTATCATCTTTTCTAAATGTGCCTGAATTGTTTTTGAACTTGCAGCTTTAGGTGGAAAATATTTGATTTTAAGTTTACCTTTCAACTTTTTAAGTGAAATTAATACTTCTTCTTTTTTATCCACCAATTCATGTGATGCGATGTGTGAGAATACAGTATCGTATCTTAAACCAACATACTCTTGTGATAGTTCTAATGAATAATGTGCCACAGTGAAACCAGCTCTTACTGCTGCTGCTCCCAACGCACACAATACCCAAGTCTTACCAACACCGGAAGGTGCTACCACTACTCCTAATTCACCAGGTCCTAAACCCCCATTCATCAATTCGTTTATACATTGCCAATCAGTCCCAACAGTATCTCTCTTTGTTTCATCGTATCTCTTTTCAAAATCAATAAGATAATCCATTCCCAAATCCGAATCAACACCAACCTTCATTGCCTTATCAACCAATTCTTTGATTTTATCATAGTTGCCTGATTTTAACAAGTCAATAGATTGTACAATTACATTCTTTAGGTTTTGGTTTATACAAAATGATGTGAACTCATCTTTGATATATGCTAAATCAGTATTACCAATTTGTCCATATACTTCTTTGAGTTGAGTTACAATTGTTTTTTGTAAAGATTGATTATCAAGTTTAGATACTTGAACTTTAAATACATCCAACGAAGGTACTTTATTGTAATCTTTATGGTGAGATACAATTTCATCCACTATCCACTTATTTGCTTCGGACTCAAAGAACTTCTTATGGATTACATCTGAAAGTGTATCCATCATTCGTTCATCCGTAAGCAAAGCAGATATTACTTTGGTCTGAAATGATTGCCCATATTTAGAGAGTGTATCTTCGCTGTGCATAATTTAATTGGTTTACAAATATACAACAATTTAGTTAGTTCACCAAATTATTTTATGATTATATTTGTATAAGTTGATTTTAACCAATCGTTTATATCTTTCCAGTTTTGAAGAATTTTATACTTCATAGCGGCTTTGATAAATTCCATCTTATCAAACTTTCGGTTTGGTTCAGCGAATCTATCGTTAATTTTCAACTTCGTATTTGTATTGATATGTGGTTCTTGCAATTGCATGATTTGTCTATTTCTTAACACATCATCTTTAGCTGCAAGAATATCTTCATAGATTTTGGCTTCTCCTTTTTTATCTTCACATATTTGAAAGAACTCATCAAAAGTTATTTCTCTATCTTCAGATAATTCAGGAAATCTTTTAAGAACTGTCTTTAATCCACATCCTTTAACACCAGGTACATTATCAGAATTATCACCATCTAATGTTCTGAATAGTAAAAGGTTTTGTGGATACAATCCATATTCTTCTTTAACCATTTCTCTATTGTAAAGTTTCTTTTTAGTTGGAGAAAATACAAATGTTTTTTCGTCTACTAATTGTAAAAAATCTTTATCGGTAGAAACGATATAACATTCTTCACCTTCACCAAGCACATGCTTAGCAATGTGTCCAATTACATCATCCGCTTCTATACCATCATATATCATTGTAGTGATTGGTAAACTATCTAATAGGTCTACTAACCATACAAATTGTCTTTTCATTGAAAGTTGCTCATCTTCTTGAGACATCATTTCAGGATATTGTCTATTAACCCTAAAACGATTCTTACCTCTATCAGCTTTATATCCTTCAAACAATTCTTTCCTACCTTTAGAACCACCCTTACCATCAAAGGTTAAGATAACTCTAGTTGGATTAAATTGGCGGATTTGATATCCGATTGAATTTAATGAACCAATAACTCCACCCGTATGTTCACCATCCTCATTCATTATGGGGTTGGTAGTCCAACTACGGATGAAGGTATTGAGTCCATCTATGATAAGAACTCTACCATTCCTTACCCTTTGGGTATTAGATTCATGTTCAGATTCTACTTCATTGAGTAATTTTTTGTATAATTCTTTCATATTTTGTAACCTTTATTAATCACCGATTACTTCCGAGTCTGTCACCAAACTATCAGTATCCAATGAATCTTTTTTGTATTGTGAAATTGTTGCTTCGCAAATCCTTTTATAGATTTGCTCTTTTACTTCATTGTTAGCATCTAACGTTGAAGGAAAATCTTTGGATTGAAATTTAATCACTTCGCCAGGCCTTAATCGTTCCCATACTCTTTAATCTTAAACGAACCGATGCGTGGAAAGCGATTGCTTTACCACCAGAAGTTGTCCAAGGGTCAGAGAATGGCATTGCGTTCATCTTCTGTCTTAATTGATTTGTGAAAACCAATGTGATTTTCTGTCTACCAATTAAGTTAGTGATTTTACGCATTGCTTTTGAGATTATGATTGCCTTATCGGTAGCGTAACCATCTTTACCATAATCAGCTTCCATTTCTTTTTCAGTAGATGCGGCGGCAACGGAATCCACCACAATCGTTACATACTTATCTTTGGATTGCGTTCTTACTTTTTCAATGATTGTTTCGGTGTACTCAAAACATTGCTCAACAGTCTCAGCTGCTACATACAACATTTTAGATACATCAACTCCGATAGCTTCCAAGAACTCTCTACTTACGGCATTTTCAGTATCAATCAAAACAGCTATACCACCTAACTTTTGTGTTTCGGCAAGTAAGTGTGCTGATAATAATGATTTACCGCTTTGTTCAAGTCCTGTCACTTCGGTAATTCTACCAACAGGCAAACCACCATAAGGTCTATTGGAAATAGCAACGTCCAACAACGATGCTCCGGTTGAAATCCAACCATCTACATTTGTGGGTGCTTCATCAGAATCCAAAAAGAATGCTACTCTTTGGTCTTTTGATTGTTTGTTTAGTGATTCGGCGAGCACTGCTGCCAAATCAACTTCTTTAGTTGCTTTTGCCATATTCTTTATAACTTATTTTATGAATTGAAAAGGTCATCAAATGCCGCTGCTACATCATCTAATTTCTTAGCTGGTGCTGGTTTTGATGGAGTTGTATCAAATGGTGCTTCTTCCTCATCTTTAGCGGTTGAAGAAAGAGTTTCAGCTGATGCTGATTTCTCATCTTCAGATGCGCCACCTGATGGGTTCAACCAACCTTCTAATACATTCTTCAATTCTGCATAAGTTAATTCAGAATAAAGTTCGGTGATTTCCTTTTGTTCGTTAAGGAATTTGTCATTCTCAGCTTTAGTTGCTGCTAATGGTGTTTCTTTTGGTTTAACACGAATTGTTGTTACAGGGTAAGAAGTACCACTGTCTTCTGCGGATACAACTTCAACAGTAATATCTCTACCACTTTCTGGATCGGTAATATCGCCATAATCAGCGTCAGCCATATAACCAAGAATCTCTTGATATACGGTCTTACCAAAGCCCCAAAAACGAACACCTTCACCTTCTTCACCTCTTACCAATACTGGTACGAAAGTACGAAGTTTCGGCTCCATTTTCTTAGCAGCTTTCCAATCTTCCTTATCACCCATTCTTTTAAGTTTATCAGCAAACTCAACTATTGGGTCAGGTCTGCCAAAACTCATTGGAGATAAGTAAGTTTTGTTGTTGATGTTGTAGTGAAAATAAAGTTCAATAAAAGGATTCTCTTTATTGAATTTGTACGGCACCAATCTGATTGTGTGTTTGCCTGGTGCTGGCTTCCAAAGT